GTAACGGCTGCGATTACTTCGCACTTGTTGATGCTTCTAACTTAACACGTAATAGTTATAGAATATCAATGATTCCACATGATGCAATGTTTGAGTTCCTTGATGCTCCAAACTCTAAAGGTAGTACACCAGACTTCATTCGTTGGTCTGAGTCGTATAACGAAACCGATAACAAATCACTAAAGGCAACAGCCTTATTCTTAAAATACGAAATTGACTATTGACATCTCAACTTAATTGTGTTATAATATATTTTTAAATTATGAGGTACTACTATGGCAAAAGAACCACCATCCACTCAGCCCAACCCAGTCTCGGTTGATGTTCTACAAGAATGTCTTCAGTTACAATTGAAGAAGGCTAACGATTATCAAAATCCGAACTCTTCAGTTCAGCAAGCAGATTATTATCCTAACGGTATTATAACTATTCATGACATTATGCATGCTAAAATGCTACGTATGAAGTCAGTGATGGATGCAATGCAGTCGGATGATTATACCCCTAACTTTGAATCCCTTGAAGATTCAGCAAAAGATTTGATTAACTACGCAAGTTTCTTTGTTGCATATTGTCGTCAAGGTATTAAAGGTCAGGACACAACTAAAAATGTATTTAACAGGAGTACTATATAATGAGCAATATAATTTTACCATCTTCACCCGAAGACTTGAAACGAATCCGTGGTTGCATGGAAGAAATGAGCAATTCTTATACAAGAATGGACGGAGAACGTAGTTTTCAAAAGGAAGCAATTGATGCCTTAGCCGAAGAAGTAGAAGTACCCAAAAGTATTCTACGCAAAGCGGCACGAGCTTATCATAATCAAAACGTTTCAGATCTAATTGGCGAAGCATCTGATATTGAAGCACTGTTGGAAGCAATCTAATGAAATGCACAAATGATATCAGAGCAGACCTAATCGAGAAATATCTTGCAGAAGATTTTATCATTGATAGGACAGGTGTAAAAACTATTGAAGTTCTTGGCGAATCATTTGTTGCTACTGAAGATTGGATTATCCGAAAACCAGCATATAAGTACATTGAACGAGAACTAGAATGGTACGAGTCTCAATCCTTATATGTTGATGATATTCCTGGAGAGACACCACAGATTTGGAAAGATATATCTTCTAACGACGGTAAGATCAATTCTAACTATGGTTGGTGCATATTCTCTCCAGACAACGGTGACCAATATAAACACGTTCTTCGTGAATTGAGAAACAATCCAAACTCTCGACGTGCAGTGATGCTATATAACAGGCCGTCTATGCACTTGGATTACAGTCGTGATGGAATGAACGATTTCATGTGTACTTACTCAAATGCTTTTGTGATTCGTGACGGTAAGTTGATCTCGCACTATCTAATGCGTAGTAATGATGCAGTGTTCGGTTATAACAATGACGTTGCATGGGCTAAGTATGTTCAACGTAAGTTAGCCCATGATCTTGGTGTGGCTTGTGGTGATCTGATATGGACATCTTCCAATCTCCACGTATACGAAAGACATTTTCCAGATATTGCGGAGTTAATCAATGCTTAATGATACTTGGGATAAACGATTCTTGGCCGTAGCAAAAGAAATCTCTACTTGGTCGAAAGATCCTTCGCGAGCGATTGGTGCAATTATTGTTAAAGATAAGCGTATCCTTGCTACAGGCTATAATGGTTTTCCTAAAGGTATTGATGATAGTACTGAACGATATGAGAACAGGGAAGTTAAGTACGAATTGGTTGTCCATGCTGAAATGAATGCAATTTACAATGCAGCTGCTAATGGCATCTCTTGTAAAGACGCAACGTTATATGTTTATGGATTACCCGTTTGTTCTAGCTGTGCTAAAGGAATTATCCAGACAGGCATAAATAGAATTGTAATGGATGCAACGGATGTTCCACAAAGATGGATAGATTCGTTTGATAAAACACAAGATATGTTTGACGAGGTCGGTATAGCATGGAGTTGGCATAAATAAAAACTATTGACAATGCCTACGGAATTTGTTATAATAGACTTTTATTTGGAGATATAATATGAGCAAAGTAACTCAAGAGGTTGAAGACTCGTACAACAGAGTTATAAAAAAATTTGACGAAATGGACGCTAGGATGGAGACCACAGAATATCTTATTATTGGTCTATATGTTTTAGTACCTATAATGTCTACTATAGGTTGGTTTTTCTAATGTACAATAAAAGAATAGTAATTGATTTTGATGATACACTTGCGTTTACAACTGACAGGGATTGGGAAAATGCTACTCCTAACTTAGAGCTAATTGACAAGTGTAATAAGCTATATGATCAAGGTTGGACAATTGATATCTTTACAGCGCGTGGATCTATTTCGTGTGTAACGCGCTTAGAAGCTGAAGGTAGACACGGTCCGCAGATTCGCAAATGGCTCGTAAAGCATAACGTTAAGTACAGTACGTTAAGTTTTGATAAACCGCTAGCAGCTTATTACGTCGATGATAAAGGCATTTCACCAGAGTTATTCCTAGAGACTGATATTCGTGATCTCGAAGGCGGCTTATCAGGATCCGACATATATACAGACGGTCATCTTGTTCATAAGACTGATAAGAATTCGCATGAAGCGTCTGCTTGGTTAAAGTACGCTATGTATCATAATATTAATGTTCCTAAGGTGGAGCGTGTTGTTGGCAATACAATTACTATGGAATACATTCCAGCCAACTTAACATATTTTGAGAATAATCCGTATAAAGCAATTGCTCTTATACAGGAAACGCTCGAAAAACTAGAGTCAGTTGAAGAACCAAACAAAGATTTAACATTTGATGATTATATCGGACGAATCGTTGGTCATGTAAATAAAGCCGATGTACCTATGTTTAACGATATAGCAGAACGTCTTTCAAAACTTGATCTGCAGCCTAGCTTCAGCCATGGAGATTTTTCTATTAAGAATATGTTGTTCTATGAACTGACTGGCGAAGCTGAGCTTTGTCTTATTGATCCTATCCCATCGTGTTTTGGTAATAAGCAACTAGATATAGCAAAGTTTATAGCAAGTTTGATTATTAATGAATACTCGTATAAACAACAAGAACTGTCAATGAAGACTCTATGCATATATAATAACTTAGATATTAAAGAACAGTGGTTGTTAGTAGCTTCTGAGATTATCAGAGTATACAAGTACCATCCTAATAAAGACTTTATTATACAATGCGTTAATGATATTTTACCGGAGATTGAATAGTGTTTTTGGATAGAAGTAAATTACAAATAGGCGCACAAGTTGGTTTTACTTGTTCAACGTTTGATCTGTTTCATGCAGGCCATATCGTTATGTTACAAGAAGCTAAAAGTCTATGTGATTATTTAATTGTTGGTTTATTGATTGACCCAACGGTAGATCGTCCTGGTGCAAAGAACGCGCCAGTTCAGACTCCATTTGAAAGATACATACAGTTATCTTCTTGTAAATATGTAGACGAGGTAATACCTTTCTCAACTGAGCGAGAATTGGTTGATATGATTTTAACTATTAATCCTGACATTCGAATTGTTGGTGAAGAATACAAAGATATTGAGCATACAGGAAAAGGTCTGTGCCCTGTTCATTATAATCGCAGAAGACATTCTTTCAGTTCATCAGAGCTCAGACAGCGTGTAGTCAACGCAGATAAATAACAATACAGAACGGATATTTTATATTATGAAAAACATTGGTTTCGCAAAGATCGGCAAGTCGGTCAAATTTAAACGCAATCGCTTCTCTCCTATCGGTGGAGATAACGAACCTTCCGCAGTGTTAATCGCTTTAGCAAATAACAATCCAGACAAGACCTTTTATATTGTTGGTCGTTCAGATTTTAGTACACTAAATGAAGCTGAGGTATTAGACTTATTCCCATACGATAACGTGATTGATATTTGGAAAGGTATTAAGAACACTGGCCCAGACTTCTATCGTCATGTTATTAATTACTTCGGTCAGAAAGGATTTCAATTAGACTATACCGTTATGATGGTAGGCCAAGTTGGGACAGTTACTATTCCCGATAAGATTCTCAAGGTTCGAGACGCTGATGGCAAGACTGCCGCTGTAATTGATATGACTCGTAATTATACTTCTCCAATTGCTATTTGGTTAAACGAAGTAAAGCCTCCTTACATTGAGATCGTAAATGATCCACGATATGTTATGAATCAGTCGAGAGATATATTCCATTTGCCTGCTACTTCTATTGGTCAGTACGATTATGAGTATAGCAATAACGTTATTAATAGTTATGAAGATCAAACAAGATCTGAACGAAAGGTGGCTTCAACATATCAAGGCATGGAAACGTGTTTCTGTGTTAACTATGAACACACGGAGGTGTTTAATTTAGATCGTAGTATACCATTCATGGTTATATTAAACGAAGGCAAGCCTTCAAGATATAAACTATTAGAGGAGTGGGTGCTTAACGATATTAAAGATGTTGAGATCTATGGTAAGTGGGAACATGCAGCAGCTGAAACAGATGCACGGTTTAAAGGTTCTATACATCTCGATGATGTTATGAGTAAAATGAACAATGTTAAGTTTACTTTTATTATTCCAATCGCAAAGGGCTGGGTAACTTCAAAGTATATTGAAATGATTCATGCTGGTGTAATACCATTCTTACACCCTACATATGATGAGCAAGGTCACTTGCCTATTCCTGAGTTTTTACGGCCTAAGTCACCACAGGAATTGAGAGAAAGAATGACTAGGCTATTAAATAATGAAGAAGAATACCAAACTGTTATTAAAGGATTGCGAAAGCTAATTTGTACTCCTGAAGTATATGATGGAACTTTTTTGAACAATAAAATAATGACAGCTATGGATGCGGATTATATCAGCCCTGATATATCTAAATACGAAATTAAAGTAGCTGCTTCACTTGAGGATTTTTTCGGATGAGTAAAAGAGAAATAACATGGGCTCCCCTGATACCGCTAATTGGTGGTCAGATGCTAGGAGCAGAGAAAGCATTTGGTAAACCGCCTACTGCAATCTATTCTTACGATGGGTTTCAGGATAACGATAGCCATTATGTTAACTATCAACAAAACACTTTAGGTAGAAAGGATATTCCTTATATTCTATTAGGTGATGACAATGCTAAAATCACTCAAGTAGATGTGGTCTCAGGTACTCCACCTTGTGCTGCTCTATCTCAATTGAATACTGGTACGTCGGTCGAATCAAAAGGCGCAGGCTGTGCTAAGAACGAATGGAT